TCTACTATCTCAGGCGTTGGGCAGGTGACAAAGCAACACACACTACGCTGTATGCCAGCAGGATTGCTGACCTGACAACACCAGCTATGCAGCGCATCTATGACTTGCATGCCGCACATAGTGTTAGCTTGGCTAGTCATGTGTTGGCTGTGTACAGGTTGATGTTTAGCTTTGCCATTCGTAATGGCTTCACCACCTTCAATCCATTCAAGGAAGTGAAGAAGCAAACAAGCAAGCCAAGGCGTGTGACATGGGAGCGTGACGACATCAAAGCTTTCATGACTACAGCGTTCAGCAACTATGAGACACGCAGCTTAGGACTCATTGTGTACACAGCCTATTGTGCAGCGCAACGTCTTGGTGATATGCGTCTGTTGACATGGGACAGCTACAACATTGACACTGGTGTGTTGTCATTAACCCAAAGCAAGCGCAGGGCTAAGGTGTCTATCCCGCTGCCTCAAGACCTGCAACAAATGTTGAAGCAGCAACACACTGAGATGGGCTGGCAACAGTATGTGTTCCCTACACAGCGCACTGTTGCTGGCATACTACAGCCGTACAGTTTGCAGGGCTTGGCTAAGGCTGGCAGAGCTATAATGGAAGACGCTCAATTGTCTACCGAGCTACAGCTTATGGACTTGCGCCGCACTGCCGTGACAGAGATGGTGATGGCTGGTGTAGCAACCACTAACATCATGAGCTTGACAGGGCATGCTACACCATCAAGCCTGACACCATACATCCGTCACACATTGAAGAGTGCAACTGTTGCACAGGATATGCGAGACTTACAACCAATGTTCACCTGAGGAAACAAATGACAGCAACTCTAATTTGGGCAACACCAGACGCTGACAAGCACATCGGCTATTGCGCCCGTGTCAGCAACCCCGGCAACCAAGACAACCCCAACGTTGCAGGGCTGCTTAAATATTGTGCAAAGAATGCTCATTGGTCTGTGTTTGAAATGGCTAGTGCTTGCATCGAAGTGTCCACCACCCGCGACATTGCACGACAAATATTGCGACACAGAAGCTTTAGCTTCCAAGAGTTCTCTCAGAGATATGCTGACGCTACACAGCTTGGTGAGTTCGCTATCCGTGAATGCCGCTTACAAGACAACAAGAATAGACAGAACTCTTTAGAGACAGACGACTTCGACCTCACCATATGGTGGGCAGCAGCACAGGCTAGGATGATTGGTGAGGCTGAGTTTCTTTACAGCGAAGCATTGAAGCGTGGCATTGCCAAAGAACAAGCACGTGCTCTGTTGCCTGAAGGATTGACACCATCTAAGCTGTACGTCAATGGCACTATGCGTAGCTGGATTACATTCTTGCAAGCACGACTTGACCCATCCACACAGAAGGAACACAGGTTGGTGGCACAGGATGTGTTGGCTGTGTTGCGTGATGTTGCTCCGGTGACAGTGTCTGCTTTCTTTGGAGAACAACAATGACCTGCACCTGCCATCCATCTAGCCCTTTCTTGTGGGCGCAGCATCCTCAACCATCCATCTTCGTTGACAACACAGCCTTCAAAACTAAACAGTCTGCTAAGACAGGTTCTCAGTTGGCAAGTGAAGTTGTTGATCGTAAGCGCAAAGACAACTCCGGTACAATCTATGGCAATGCACATGACAGAGAGCAAGCCATTATACGTAGCAAGTTGATGAATATTTACAGCAAGGCAGGTGTGAAATGAAAGTGTTTATTGGGAACTATCAAGACGACAACAGCCCTCGACAAGAGGATGTATTCATTGACAAGTGGGATAGCTGGAATGCTGACCACACTATCGCCCTCATTGCAGCACCGCTACTGCAACAACTGAAACTAACCAAGCATGGCTCAGGTAGGGTGGATGATGAGGATGTGCCTGAAGAGTTGCGTAGTACGTCAGCACCACCAAAGGAAAACGAATGGGACATTGATGACAATTGGCACAAGCGTTGGGATTGGGTGCTTGATGAAATGATTTGGGCATTGACAGAACATGCCAGTGGTACAGGCGATGACAAGTTCTTTGATCACAGTGAATGTGACGATGAAGCCGACATCATGGAGCAGGTAGCACAGATTAAGTGTGACCATGAAGGCTTGGATGCCTACAACGCACGTAAGCAACGAGGCTTTGAGTTGTTTGGTAAATACTTTCAGAACTTGTGGGACTAAGATGAACATTGAACAAGTCATTGTTGCCCTTACAGGTATAGGCTACCTAGTCGTCGGCGTTCTTCAATGGTCTAAAGGCGAACTGAGCAATGGCATGATCTGGACAGGCTATGCGTTTGCTCAGGTTGGGTTGTGGCTTAACATCAAATAACTATGGCATTCATTCGCACACACATAAGCTGTGAACATTGCGGTAGTAGTGATGGTGCATCGCTCAACGACGACCACTCCACCTATTGCTTCGTGTGTAGTACACACACACCCTCTTCCGAAAACATCACCACCATCAGGGACACTAAAGTGATTGAACCAATTGCAGACATGAGCTTCGTTAAAGCTTTCAACAACGGCAACTCTGTATCAGTGAGTGAGCGCCGCATCACCAAGAGCACGATGGAGAAGTATGGTGTTGTTCGTGAGAGCAACAACTTCTACTTCCCCTACTACGACAAGGACAGTCAGCTTGTTGCAGCTAAGGTTAGACCTGTAGCGGATAAGAAGTTCTCCACTGTAGGTAAGTGGACAACAGGTACATTGTTTGGACAGAACCTCTATCCGTCCGGTGGCAAGTACATCACCATCACTGAAGGTGAGTTCGATGCACTGGCTGCATTCCAGATGACAGGTAGTAAATGGCCTGTCGTGTCTGTGCGTAACGGTGCTGGCTCTGCATTGAAAGATTGCAAAACCAACTACGAATACATCAACAGCTTTGAAACCATCGTTGTCAACTTCGATGGTGACGAACCGGGTAGGAAGGCAGCTAAGGAAGTGGCTGAGTTGTTTGGCAACAAGTGCAAGTTGTTCAAGCCCTTGCCCGATCTGAAGGATGCATGTGACTGGCTCAGCGAAAGCAAAGAGGCACAGTATGTCAGCCGTTGGTGGGCCAGCGAACCCTTTGTACCGGATGGTATTGTCTCTGGTAGCACACTGTGGGACTTAGTGTCAGAGCCTATGGCACCTGCTGATTGCAAGTACCCTTGGGATGGATTGAACGAACTAACCTACGGTATCAGACTTGGTGAGCTTGTCACTGTCACTGCTGGTAGTGGGTTGGGTAAGTCGAAAGTGCTGCGTGAGTTGGTGTGGCATCTAATCAAGAACACCGACGACAACATTGGCCTGATGTTTCTTGAAGAGAGTGTTCGCAAGACAGCATTGTCAATGATGTCATTGGCTGCTAGTGTACCGTTACACCTGCCCGACACTACCATATCTGAAGATGACAGGAAGATTGCTTTCGATAATACACTTGGTACTGGTCGACTCTACCTGTTCGACCACTTCGGATCGACTAGCATTGAGAACATTGTCAACCGTGTACGTTATCTGGCTAAAGGTATGTCATGCAAGTACATCTTCCTTGACCACTTGTCCATCATCATTTCAAGTCAAGAGAGTGGTGACGAACGTAAAGCATTGGACGAGGTGATGACAAAGCTGCGTATGCTGGTGCAAGAAACCAACATTGCTTTGATACTTGTCAGTCATTTGAAACGACCAAGCGATAAAGGTCACGAAGAAGGAGCAGTGACATCGCTTGCACAACTGCGTGGCTCAGCATCCATTGCACAGCTTAGCGACATGGTCATTGGTCTGGAGCGTAACGGTCAAGCTGAAGACTTACTTGAGCGCAACACAACCCGTGTGCGTGTGCTCAAGAACCGCTACAGTGGTGTCACTGGTCCAGCATGCAACTTGCTCTACAACAAAGAGACAGGTAGAATGTTTGAGATTGAAGACGAACCTGAAGGAGATGTGCTTTGAGTGACGTAGAACGTTATTGGGAAGCCATACGAAAGCGATGGCCTACCCCTACACCGAGCTATCAACAGCTTGACCCAATGGAACAGATGATGTTGGTTCAGTCGATCAACATTGTCTTGCAGATACTTAACAACAGGAGAGCGTGATGAAAACCTATGCAGAACTTGAGCGTGATGCTTACATGGCAGGTAACACAGAACTGGCTAAGCTTTATGCAGTGCTTGATGACGCTGAGCAGGAGTTGCTTAGCCGTGAATATGGAGGCACATGATAATGAGCGATGGAGGCAAAGGCAGCACACCACGACCACGTTCTGTAGCTGACGAAGAATGGGCCAGCCGATGGGATGCTATATTCGGTAGAGACAAACCTGAAGAAACTAAAAAGGACAACGATGACGATATGGTTGAACCGTTGCCTGATCGAAGGTGACTTCTTAAAACTCTGCACCACTGAGGCAGACTACTATCGCACACTGAGATATTTGAAAGTACCCATTGCAGATTGGGATAGGTGGTTGATGCATGAATCATTGGCTACCACGCACTACTTCAACACGCCAAAGGGCAACAGAGTTACTATCGTTTGCATACCCGTCACACCTGACACAGATGGTATTGACGTTGCAACATTGTTAGTACATGAGGCTGTGCATGTGGTGCAGGAATACTTCAGGTATATCTGTGAGGAAAATCCCGGTAACGAGATACGAGCTTACGCAATACAAAATGTGAGTGCTTCGTTACTTCGTGCTTACAGAGACAAACTGTTCCCTAAACCAAAGAAGGAAAAGAAAGATGGACTACATATGGGACATAGAAACGTACAAGACAGCGTTCACATTCTCAGCGATCAGTGCTGACGAGTCGCATGCTGTAGCGTTTGAATGTTCACAACGAAAGAACGAAGCTGACAAGCTGTTCAGTTTCCTTGACGAGTTAAAGAAGAAGAAGCACAGGATGGTGGGGTACAACAACATAGGCTTTGACTACCCTGTGCTGCATGACTTGTTGTCTGTACGAGACAAGGCAGTGACAGTGTCAGGTAAGGCTGTAGCTACACGTGCATACAAGAAAGCACAAGGCATCATCGGTAGCGATGACAGGTTTGGTCACCTCATTCGTGACAATCAACAGTATGTGCAGCAGATAGATCTATTCAAGATTATGCACT